CATCCATAGAACAGCAAGTCCGCGTATGTACAGAGTTCGCCGAAAGAACCGGCTATAGCATACTCAGAACGTACTCAGATCGCGCTATAACAGGCCGCACGGACCAGCGCCCGCAATTCCTCCAGATGATAAAGGACGCGGCTAAGGGCCAATTTCAGGCCGTTATCGTGTATGCCCTGGACAGGTTCTCCCGCGACAAGTACGACAGCGCCCGATACAAGCATGAACTGCGGCTGCAGGGTGTGAAGGTTGTCTCAGCCACGGAACCGATCTCAGACAATCCGTCCGGCATCCTGATCGAATCTGTGTTTGAGGGCCTCGCCCAGTATTACAGCGCGGAGCTGTCCCAGAAGATCCGGCGCGGATACGAAGATAATGCCCGGAAGTGCCTGGCCTCCGGATCTGTGCCGTACGGGTTCCGGCGGTCCGCTGATGGCCACTATGAGATCCACCCGGAAGAAGCGGAGATCGTTCGGGAAATCTTCCGCCGGGTGGATGCCGGAGAGACGTATGCGGATATCTGCCGGGACCTGAACGCCCGCGGTGTCCGGACGCGCCATGGATCCGCCTGGAACCGGTCGTCATTCAATACCCTGCTCCGGAACCAGAGATATATTGGAACCTTCATTTCCAAATACAACGTTCAGGAAGACGCCATCCCCCAGATTGTGGACAAAGATCTGTTCTTCCGCGTCCAGGTCGTCAGACACGAAAAGACCGGCCCCCGGCGGACGCCGAACGGATACTATTCGCTGACCGGGAAACTATACTGCGGCCTGTGCGGCGACGCCATGGCCGGGATCAGCGGCACATCCAAAACCGGGAAACTGTGCTTTTATTATGCCTGCCACAGCCACCGTGCACACAAGTGTGATCAGCGGAATTTCCCCAGGGATCAGCTGGAGACCGCCGTCTATAATGCCATCCGGGACGATGTACTGTCAGATGATGCAATTCGCTGGATGGCGCATCAGACGATCATTGACCAGGATAAACTCCGCGCCGATTCGGATCTGGATATCCTGCGGGCCTCCCTTGCCCAAACACAGGCGCAAAAGAAGAACATCCTGAACGCGATCAAGGCCGGGATCTTCACCGCGTCCACAAAGGATGAGCTGCTCGCTCTGGAGCGTGAAGAAGCGGATCTGCTGGACAAGCTCAAACAGGCGGAGGTAGCTCTGGAAGCCCTGCCCACAGAGGACGATATCATCAGCTATCTGGAAATCTTCCGGGATGGCTGCGGAGGGCAGGAGCTGACCGTGGCCAGCGTGCTGGATGCGTTTGTGATCCGGGTGGAAGTCCACGCGGACCATATGCTTATATTTTTCCGCATAAAAAAAGAAGACCGGCAAAAGTATGCCGATCTTCCTTCAGATCTTGGGGGTTCGTTTAGCGTTCTGACAAGTCCACTTTGTGGAACTAAACGAACACTTTACCATGTTCGTGGCTGTTTCATTCTCAAGGTCCCGGCCTGACCGGGGTTCCCTCCCAATTCGGGAGGGTCTTTTTTATTCCTCCGGCAGATCGATCTTCTCGACCTCAGGGAGGCCGCCTAATGATGTCAACATACTGAGGACAAAGGCAACTCCACTCACAGAAAGCACATGGATCCACTGTACTTCCTCCACGGCTGATCCCACAGTAATACTCGCGACCGCCGTCTGCGCAAAAGTCTTCAGCGCGCGGATCAGCGCCGCCCGCAGCCATTCCTTCCAGTTCCATTTCCCCATGATTATGCCCTCCCTTTCAGCTCTCCGACATCATGTTCCAGCTCTGTGATCTTGCCTTCAGCGATGTACATCCGTTCCACTATCTGGTTATGTTTGCTAACCTTTTCCTCAAGCATCTTCATGCGCAGCTCCATCACAGCGGCGCTTTTTCTGTTCGCGAAGTACACGCCCACCAGGCTGGCCACCGCCGTAATGATTGCTTCCCATGGAATCGCCATTGTAATCACCCCCTCAGACCCAGCATGTCACCAAGCTGATCATAAATCGCTTCCAGCTGCTTCCGGCTGACCGTGATAGTCTCCCCGTCCGCGTCCTGCTGGATCTTAGCGAGATACTTAGCAACCACATATCCGGTCTTGCCATTGTATTCGACCTGACACCAGTCCTGCAGCTCCTCTGTCACCGTCACGGTGGATCCGTCCGGGATCTGGGTGATTCGCTCAGCGCCGGCGCTCGCGCTTTTCCTGAGGTTGAGATTTCCGCCGATAACCTTCGCCTGGTATGCTTCCATTTCTGTGCCTCCATTAGCCGATACTTTCCTGCACCAGCCGTGATAAGCCCATTTCCCGATGTTTGTGTCCATCCTGGGCTTGGGGGATGTCATATGTCTTATACGTAGTGGGTAATTCGACACCACAATCCCTACGTGGTAATAATCCAGTAAGTCGCCTGTGTATGCGCTGCCACCTTTCTGGTACCTTCCAGGAAGGGCATACCTGTCAGATCCTGGGCTACGGATCTTATAGACAAGTTCGCCAGGAGACAGATCCGCCGACTTGGTGACGGGCGCCAGCGTTTCCATTTCGGACCGTGCCGCGTAGTTGGTGCCGTGGATCCCCGACCACCGGACGCCGCAGCGGCGGAGCGCTCCGATGACCAAACCGATACAGTCGCACAGATGATCATCGCCGCTGTGGCCCAGCTCATAGCCAGGCTCTTCAGCGGCGATTTCTTCGACCCGTGCGAGAAAGTTCTGCACGTTCGCTTTCATGTTACAGATCTCCGTACCAATCCGCCGGGTCGCTGCTGCGCTTCCTGGCCAGCGCCTCCATATGCCGGCGTTCATCCTCTTCATCGACCGCGGCGATAAAGCCGATGATCAGTAACGCCGCTCCTGATCCCACCAAAACGCCCACAACAAACGCAAGCATTCTCCCCACCTCCCATACGTTTATCAACGGGAAATTCTTCCCGTCTGCGGTGACCAATGAAATTTGTCTGCGCAGTTATCCCCAACCACTTCCCGCACAGATCAGGCAAGGTAGTATGATTTCAGGTGGGCTTGCCATCTCCTTTAAAGTGCAGTTAGAGTGACCATCGGCAAAACGTTTTTAATCAATAATATTTGCCATTTGATTTTAGTGTAAATATTATTGATTGTGTATCAGTGTATAAGTTTTATTGTGTCCTCTCAAAGTTGACGGCTCTGGAGTGGCCAGCGCGACCCATTGACAGCCACTGCTATCATATATTCAGGAGGTGATAGCATGGGCATCAACGGAGGGCGCAACCTCAGAGGGATCGAAGGCGACCCCGCAGAGGAAGGGCTTTACCAGAGGGTCAATGTGTCTCTACCACCGTCAATGCTGGCACGTCTGGAAAAGTACCGGAAGGACGAAGACCGTCCCCGGTCGTGGGTGATCCAGAAGGCCATTGACGAATGGCTGAAGAAGAAGGGCTACTGAATCGGTTACAAGCTGTAACCAGTTGGGGCAGTAGCCCCCTTCTTTTCTCCGTCAGCGCAGAACCAATCGTCTGGCGGTGGATATGCAATTCCTGCCGCAGCACCACAAGTGTCTTTTCCATGATGCTTGCAATCCTTACACCGGACAACTTGCACATATCCAAGGTCTTCAAACGTTGTTGGCTCTGGCGGTTCGCTGTTTACTGTTATCCAAGGCATTCACTTCACCGACCTTCCTTGCATTCTCCGTCGGCGCAGAACCAGTCCGCATTGTGCGATCTTTTGCACCCGGATTCGTTCTCTTCGTCGAAATAACATGTATATCTTCCCAAATACTCTTCTGCGTAAATGCAATCCTTACACCTGACAAGTTCACCAACCCAGTGTTCGTCCATGAGTTCGTCCGCTTCTTTTTCGTTTAACTCAACAACATATTCCTTTTTCATCCCCGCTTCCCTCCCTTCAGCCATTCAAGCACTACCATCCTGACAAGCCCGGAAACAGTCATACCACGTTCAGCGGCTTCATGTTTCAGCCTGTCCAGAACAGCCGGGGAGAAAAACACATTGATCCGTTCAGAGTTTTCTGGTGACTTTGGTGACATAATACCCACGCTCCTTTCATGAGTATTATACCACCATAATCTCACCATTTCAAGCGGTTCTTTCAATGCACATCAATGTACATTGATGCACAATTGTGTCCTTTAAATCACATTATTATGTTTCAGTAAAATCTCCAACTGCTCAAGCTCATCGTGTAAATTTGAATAAACATACCAATTACCTGGTGATACAACAGGATGGACTTCATTCTCTACAATGTTTTCAACTACTTCAAGTTGTTCACGAATCTCTTTCTGATTGAGTGCTTCCATTCCATTCACCTTTCTATTCAAGACTCCTTTAAACGACTTCCATTTCTTCAGAATCTAACCCTTCAACGGTGCAATTCAGCGTTTGGAAGTCTTCCGTTAATACCGTTATCCCGGCAAAGATAATCTTTGATCCGTCCGGGATTTTTTTCATTATCTCATCTGCCAATTTTTGCTTATCCATTCTAACTCACCTTTAAACGAGTAACGTTATGCCAAATATATTCTGTAAATGGCTCTGCCAACAAATAATATGTATATCCCATCGTCATATACAAATACGCTTTCTGGCTCGACCACCAATCCTATATCAGTTAAATTAATAAGCGTTGTATATACCCCACCGCTTAACGATAACTGACCAAGATATGTAACATTGTCAATGCTTGGTAATCCATATACCTGCACGATATTGTCACCGCTTACAAATGCCCCTTGTGTAGCCGTGAGCGACATCACTTCTATGCTCTTTTTAGCATTTGCCCTATCAAGCTGAACATTGCCATCAGACAGCAGAGGCAAGTCATAGACATCAACCTTTATTTTGTTTGTTGCTGACTTAACATAACTGTTTGTTGAGTATCCCATTACGCAAAGTCTTTTGTTAACAGCATCTACAACGCAATTTGGATAATACATACTTGCAGACGTTGGGTCTGGATATGTTATCGTCTGTACCAAAGTTGCAGAATATGTCCCACCAGACTCTTGAATCCTAAACACCAAAGCCTTATGCTCTGCAATATTTTCCATGCTGACATAAAGCAATGGGAACGTATCGTCTGGACTGTGTTTTTCAGAACCAAAATTGATGTTGTTGCAATGGTATGTATCTACCGCTGTCATTTGGATATTTGCGATATGTGACTTTTGCTTCAGATCATAGACTGAAATCATTGGTAATGTATTGTATGCAACAAACAAATACTTTCCATAAGCCGTACAACCTTGTACAACCGCAGTTGTTTCTGTAGATATGGTCATATATGGCTCATATGCTATCTTGTGACCAACGCTAATTGCTTCTCCCTTATATTCGTACCGTGTTAATCCAGATGGAATTATTTGTGAAGTAGCAATATCAGCAACTTTTTTAAGTGAAGATGGAAGATTGAAGCCTATCGTAAATGGGACAGCATTTTCTGGAATTGCGCTGTTTGATTCGACTTGAAATGCGTATGCAGTTTCGTCCGTAAAGGTATAAGAAAACGGCTGTGTTGCATCTTCTACACCATTTTCCCAAACTTCATCCCTTTGAACGAAAAGATTGATAGTATATCCTTGCGGATACACATAAAGAGTATCGTATGTTACCGCTGACGGTGCAGTGCTTGCTCTGTTCGCATTAACAGCACGAACCAAAACTCCATTGTAGATATATCTATTTATTCCTATTTCTATATCAGCATTGATGCTCAATCCACTAAGCCCACTTAGGTTTGTTTCTAATGTGGTCACCCTTGTGTTTATGCTTAAACTTTCAGATACGCTAATATTGTTATCTTCTTTGGTTGTAGACACAAGCAAAAACTTTGCTTCAGCAGGGCATATGCAGTAATAAGTGCCAACCCCATAAGTGATACCTTTTCTTGTTGATCCATAAGGAGTTGTTCCGGCTGAAAATTGGAACTTATGATCTGAAACAATTTTATAAACCTTGCCAACGGAAACTGAAAACTGCTTTATGCAATAATTTGCATCTGAAGTTCTATCGCCATTATCTTTTAGCTTATAGTTATTGCTTGTTCCAACGGCGTTTTTTTCTGTCAAGTCCAACGTCGATGATATACCATTATCTAAAGCGCTCTTTAATGAATCAACATCATCGCTCAGATCGCTGTAATCTTCAGGAATGGATTCCAGAACTTCCTGAGCCGCTGCCGCTGATCCGGCCGCCGCTGTGGCGCTCTGGCCCGCGGCTGTCGCAGATCCTGCTGCCGCCGTAGCGGACCCCGCCGCAGCCGTGGCGCTCGTGCCGGCACTTGTTGCAGATCCCGCCGCAGCCGTGGCGCTCGTGCCGGCACTTGTTGCAGATCCCGCTGCCGCTGTCGCGCTCTCAGCCGCCGCGCTTGCGCTCCCGGACGCTGCAGTCGCGGACCCTGCCGCAGCTGTCGCGGATGCCGCCGCGCTGTCCTTCGCGGATCCCGCCGCTGTTGCAGATCCCGAAGCCGCAGACGCAGAGGACGCCGCGCTTGCCGCTGATCCAGCCGCTGCCGTCTCGCTGGACTTAGCATTCCGTTCGCTGACCCCCGCAGCTGTCGCGCTCACGTCCGCGGCCTCCCGGCTCGAATTGGCATCCGTCGCGCTGGCAGCTGCAGCCGTCGCAGATCCTGCCGCGCTGGTGGCAGATGCCGCCGCGCTGGTGGCCGCATTGGTCGCCGTGATCGCACTGTTCCCGGCGCTCTCCGCATAGCTCTCCGCGCTGGCCTGTGCAGCTTCCGCCGCTTCCTGCGCTTCCTCCGCCGCAGCAGCTCCCGCATTCAGGGCCGCGATGGCCTGATCAATCGCATCCTGCTGTACCGGCGTGGGTTCCTGATTCGTGATCTTCGCCCGCCTCTGCACCGGGATCTCAATGGAATACTTGGTCAAGCCGGTATCCGTCTCCACGATATACAGCCAGGCATAGATCGGAGCCGCCGTCCGGGTGTACATATCCGGCAGAGTGCAGACGCCGTTCTGTCCGACCTGTGTAACGGAATTGCCCGCCGGACTCAGGCTGAAATGCACCTGGAAGGTCGCCGGCAGCCCCTCGAATCCCTCGAACACCAGCTCATGCCCGGTGTCATACTGCCAGATCGGTTCTGTACGAAACGCCCGTCTTGCGGTCATCTTGACGATGACCTGTTTTGTATTTTCTTGCATGCCGTCCTCCTTGCTCGTTCGGAGCTTTTATCAAGTGTTAGTCATGTACAGGATCCGGATCCGCAGGTTATAGCTCTGCGTATAGTTGGTGCCCAGGTGCACGATCAGGTTGCTGCCCGCCATGCCCCAGTTGTTGATGGTTACCAGGGCGCCACCTTCCCACGACGTCCGGGGCCACGCCCAGGTCAGGAACACCCCCAGGATGGTGACCTGGCTCAACGTGATCCCAGCCGTTGACGATGTGATGGTCAATTCCGTCTCTCCGTTGCCGTTGACGGTAACGCCGCTCTCATACGAGATATCTTTATACTGCGGCATCCGGGTCTGCAGGTTGGCCACGTCCGTCGCACTGGCTGCGCCGATATTCGCCCTCGCGAAACCTTTCTGAGCCGTAGTCAGGGCGCTTTGGCTGGGAGTTTCCAGGGCGCTCACGACGCCCAGGTTGGCCGCTGCCTGGTCCTTCTGCGCGTTGCTGGCGGTCTGCGCACTGTAGAGAACACTGTCCGTGGAGATGCTGCTGATGGACGTTTCCAGCGCGGAGATCTTGCCTGCGACCGTGGTGGACCCAGAATAGGTGATATCTGCTGCCGTTTTCGCCGCCGCTGCATCCGCTGCCGTCTGCGCCGCGTCGATCTTGGCCTTGATGGTATCCTCGCTCCCGGTGTTGTAGAGGATGTTGGACCCGTTTTTCGCGTCCAGGATGTTCAGCGCGTCCAGAATACTCCCGGGGCTGCTCTCGGCGATCGGGATGTCGTCGCCGCGCAGGATGATTTGGCCCTGGTTATCGCTTGATACTTCATTGACCTTGATGGTCACGCTTTCCATGATGTGTTCTGTATCAACCTTGTCCGCCAGCGCGTCCCCGACCGTTTTTGCGGTGGGTGCGGCATTTGTTGCGGTCAAGTTGGTCACCAGCGGGACCGTGATCACGGTTGCGTCGTCTATGGTCACGTTTACGCTCTCGTTCAGCTCACTCATGGCTTACACCTCCCCGATAATGTTTTTAATGTTCAGCGTACTCTGGATGGCCGTCCGCACAGGCACGCCCTCGATGATATGACTTGTGGCCAGCAGGTCATCAATGCAATCAGACATCAGCTCCGTACCTGTCCATACAGCATCGCCAATAAAGCGTAGCTCCGTGGTGTACAGCCCGTTCGGCCAGGTGTCCGTATCGTCGTTGTGGAACTCGATCTGCACCACGCCATCGCCCAGGGCTGTTTCTGTGCGATCCGTATCCAGGCGGTAAATCCGCTTAATCTTGATCGTGCCGTCCGCGCCGGATACAGTGAATATCATCCGGTCGTCTTCGCTCCACGAGTCTCCGCTTGTTTTAGTGGCCCTGACCTTAAAAGCACCAGTATCGCCCCGGTGCATCTCAATTGCCATCGTGTCATAGTTGATATCAAACATCCGTATCGTCTCCCTTCACCATGCAGACAGCGATCTGTCCGTCCGCATCAATGCGGATGTTTCGGCAATCGGTCATCCCGTTGTAGGTTTCTGACATTTCGCCGTACTCAAAAATAATTCTGGACGTCTTCGCCGGATCAAAGAACAGCGTCCCAGCCTGTGCCATGCTCATGCCCGGCAGATAGCACCACAGGAACCCGTCAGCATATCCGGCTTCACCGTTTTCAATCCGCGTCCCGTCGGCCAGGATCAGCCGCTGTCCCGTTGTCAGGAACATTTGTCATTCCCTCCAGTTCTGTGTATATCTCCCGCAAGGTCTGATAGGCGTCGCCCATGATTCGCACGTTGTGGGGAGTCGGCTTCATGTCCAGATCCTGCATGCCATAGAACACAGCCTCAAGTTTTTCTAACATTAGCTCCTCCCCAAAAGGTATTTGCCTTCTGTCGAACTGTAGAACTCTGTGTATTTGTGTCCGTGATAGTAAAAAGAGCTTGGCAGCCTCAGATCATCACATACGATCTTTGACGCAGCCGTGTTACCGCTCATCAGGTTATCAATGCGCCCGTTTGTCGTTGTCAGCTGGCTGGTTGTCACATAGCCGCTCAGGTTGATCCGCCTGGCCTGGATCGTAACGGTTTCAGCTGTCTGGTTAATCGCGCTGATAACGCCATCTTTTTCGACTCTCATCTCGATCGCTTCGGCATTGACCTTGATCTGCGCTCTCATCTTGCCTTCGGCTTCTGTCGCGCGATTAGCCTCAATCCTAATGGCGTTCTCGTTTTGGCTGATCTTTGTGTTCGCGATGACGACATCGCCCTGAACGCTCTTGACCTCGCCATATATCCCGTCTTCGTTGACGTCAAGCCGGCTCAACCGCTGCCAGTTCGGCTTCCCGCTGGCGTCCGTGCCACTGATGCCGATTGCGCA